GCGCCGGCAGCGCCACCTTTGCCAGCGCCGGCAACTCCAGTGGCGTGTCCTTCGGCTTCTGCGTTTAATCCCCGGTTTCATCAACACCAATCCCGCCCCGTCAGGGGCGGTGTAAGAAAGGAATGTTGGCGTGTCAGTCATCAAAGCTATGCGTGGCGAAAGCTCCATGCAGTTCATCGAAACAGCCAGACGGTTAGAGCTTCACGCTTTCTCCGTCTGCACCAAGGCTCCTAAAAGATACGCACCTCTGCTGACAAACCGTATCTTCGAGCTGGCTTCCACGGTTCACGAGGAAGTCCGAGCGGCGAACAACATCTACCCGCACAATCAGCATGAAGCGCAAATGCGGCGAGATCACCTGATTAACGCCAACATCGCCCTTCAAAATCTCAGCCCGAAGCTGACTTTACTCTATGACGCTATTCTTCAAAACCCTGAAAAGTGTCCGTGGATTGACCACGCCATGAAGGAATTTGGAGAGTACATCACGGACGAAGCACAGCTTATCTCCAAGGTTCGGAAAGCTGACCACGAGAGGTATAAAGACCTCCCTGTGTAAGTTTTTCATTGGGTCAAGCCCTGTAATTGTTACCGTTTCTGCGAACAACTGGTGGGAGCGTTCTCCTAATTCCGGCAACACCAACAACTTCTGTAATGTGAACAACAACGGCAACGCCAACAATAACAACGCCAGCAACTCCAATGGCGTGTCCTTCGGACTCTGCAACTTCGCATAGGTCAGTCGTAGTAACCCCTTTGGGCGAAATCAGTACCTTTTGCAGAGGGAGGGCTTGTTCCCGGCTACCAAGCCAAAACACCCCGTCCGATGTAGTCAGCCGGACGCTTCTTGCATGGTGAGCGATTGTACGGTAGCTCATTTCATGGCTGGTACTACAAGCAGTTAGAACCCGTACCCGACAATAAGACTGTACGGAGGGGAACCTTCTATGACAAGTGAAGAACGGAGAGAAGCCCGTTATCAGCGCAGGAAAGCCAAGCGGGACGAAGCTCGTCTGCGGCGAAGCAAAGAATGTGGTGATTTCGATGAAGTCTTTTCGTTCAGACACCTTTACCTTTCCGGGAAGAAATGCTGTAAGGGTGTCTACTGGAAAAACTCAACTCAGCGGTATATCGGCAATATCATTCCGATCACCGCAAAGACCCATCGTGAACTTCAAAATGGAACCTTCAAGCACCGTGGCTTTCACGCTTTCACCATCATGGAGCGAGGGAAGAAGCGGTATATCCGATCAGTTCATATCACGGAACGAGCGGTTCAAAAGTGTCTGTGTGACTACTGCTTAGTTCCCATCTATTCGGCCTGTTTCATCTATGACAACTCCGCCAGCTTGAAACACCGAGGTATGGACTTCGCCCTGCGCCGTATGACCTGTTATCTTCAACGACATTACAGGAAGTACGGTCTGGAAGGAGGGGTTCTGCTTTACGATTTTCACAGCTTCTTTGACTCAGCTCCACACGAGCCGCTGTTCCGTGAAGCCGACCGCAGACTTCATGACCCGAAAATCAGAGCGCTTGCGAACAGCTTTATTACGGACTTCGGTTCTGTGGGCTTGGGTCTTGGCAGTCAGGTATCTCAGACAAACGCCCTCATGCTTCCCAATATGATTGACCACTATTTCAAAGAGGTCTGCCGTATCAAAGGCTATGAGCGATACATGGACGATGGTGTGGCAATCAGCCCTGACATTGATGACCTGTATCTCTGCATGGACGGGTTAAAGATCATCTGCGAGAAGTGCGGTCTGGAACTGAACTTGAAGAAGACAAGGGTTATTCCTCTCAGAGATTATTACCGCTGGCTGAAAACGAGGTTCATCATCACACCGACCGGCAAGGTTGTTCGGAAGATGAACAAGGACTCAACAAAAATCGTTCGACACAAGCTCAGGGCTTTCCGAGGAAAGCTCGACCGGGGCGAAATGACCTTGGCTGATATTCGGTGTTCCGTAGACTCCTACAACGGTCACATGAAACGAGGTCACAGCTTCAAGGTGCGACAGCGCACTAATCAGTATTTCAAATCATTGTACGGGTTCTACCCGGACGAGAAAGGTTGGAAAAGCCATGTATAAAATCATCAAGAAGGACGCAGTTCTCGGCATTGTGAGCAATCTAACTTGGGTATGTATGCAGGAAAACGGCTGCTACGGTCTGACGGTCGAGGACAATGCACAGGGTATTGCCTTGAACGGCACCGTGTACCATGTCAACGGACACCCCGAACTGGACGGTGCTGAAACGGTTTCGGTCGAAGAAGTGGACGATGGCGTTTACGCTTCCAGTCTGACCGCTCTGCTGACTGACCCGAACGACATTCGTAATTCTGAGCAGTTCCGCAAGGCTGTTCAGATGTTCGCCAAAAGCCTTGACGAAGACTCTGCGATGGTGGTTGCAACCATCTATGACCCCTATCAGGTCGGTCATGCCTATGCTGTTGGTGACTATTTCACCTACGGTGTGAACGGTGTAGGCGACCCGCAGCTCTACAAGGTAGTACAGGCGCACACTTCCCAAGCAGATTGGAAGCCTGACGCACTCCCCGCTCTCTACACTCCGATTGGCCTGACCCCCTCCGGCTACCCTGTGTGGACTCAGCCCACGGGCGCTCATGACGCTTACAACAAGGGTGACATCGTGAGCTACAACGACAAGCTGTACCGCAGTCTGATTGACGGAAATGTGTATTCCCCGGACGCTTATCCCGCTGGCTGGGAGGAATACACCGGCAAGTAAAAAAGGGGGCAGGACATGAGTGACGCAATTCTGGTCGCTATTATCACGGGTGGTCTGAGCCTGCTTGGTATCATCTACTCGTCCGGCAAGTCTGCCAGTAAGGTTGACGCAAAACTGGACAAGCAGCAGGCGGTCATCGAAACCAAGTTGAACGAACTGACCCGTGAAGTGCGGGAACACAACAATTTTGCAAGGCGTGTACCTGTGGTTGAAGAACAGATCAAGGTCATCAACCACCGTATCGAGGACTTGGAGGGCTTTCACAAGCCTGCATGACCCGAAAGTAAGGTGAAAAAGGTGAGTAATCGGGTCAAAATCCCTATAACTTTCTCTTAGTATGCGCGTATAAGAGAGAGTTATAGGCATTTATGCCCGATTACTCACCTAACTCACCTAAATTAAAAATTGGAGGTAAAAATTATGCTCGAAACCATTTTGCACAACCTGACGAACATCGGCTGGGCTATGCTGATTTTTCTGTGTGCCTACCTTTCCAATGTATCCTTTTCTCTGTATTACAACATCAAAGTCCTGCTGGAACCGTTCAGCAAGGAAAAGCTGATAAACTCCGGCTTGAAGATTACCGCTTTTGTCTGCGGTCTGACCCTGCTGTGTGTGGCTATTACCACGCTGCCGCTGTTTGCGGATATGGTCGGGTGGGAAATTCCGGCTGAGTATGTGGATATTTTCAGCAATTTGGTGATTATTGGTGCGGTACTTATGGTGTCCTGTAAGTACATCACAGAAGCATTTACGAAGTTCAAGGCCATTTTGGACGCTACCAAGGAGGGCAAAAGCTATGATGAAATCAAGTGAACTGGTCGCCAAGGTCGTTGATATTGCCAAGCACTACAAGACCCTGTATGTCATGGGGTGCTTTGGTGCGCCGCTGACCGACACAAACAAGTCTCGGTATATCAAGAACCACCCCTACAACATGGCGGCAGCTCGTACCTCTATGATTATGGCGGCGACCCCTGACACCTTCGGCTTTGACTGTGTGAACCTTATCAAAGCCGTTTTGTGGGGCTGGACTGGTGATAAAACTAAGTCCTACGGCGGCGCAAAATACGCCACCAACGGCGTACCTGACGAGGGCGCTGACACTATGATTAAGAGGTGCAAGGACGCTACTGCTTCCGGGTGGGACAAGGTTGACCCCGGTGAGGTGGTGTGGACTACGGGACACATCGGTGTGTATATCGGAAACGGTCTGGCGGTCGAGTGTTCCCCTCGTTGGGCGAACAATGTGCAGATCACCGCTGTCGGCAACATCGAAAAAAAGAACGGGTACAATACTCGTATGTGGAAGAAGCACGGACACCTCCCCTATGTGATCTACGATAAAACCGTGACTCCCGCACAGCCCGAAATGGTCAAGCCCGTTCCTACCACCGAGGTCAAGGCAAAAGGTGTCGCACGGTCTTTCAATAAGGCTGTGGCAGGCACTTACACCGTGACCGCTGGTGCTGGCCTGAATGTTCGTGACGCTGCCGGGACGGACAGTAGAGTGCTGGTGACAATCCCCAAGGGAACCACCGTCAAGAACTACGGCTACTATACCGTTGTAAACGGTGTTAAATGGCTCTATGTGGCGTTCTCGCACAAGAGGGTAAATTATACTGGCTTCGTGCATGAACGCTTCCTGAGTCGCTGAGAGGGCTTCCTATGGGTGGTAAACGAGTGCAACCTAAGCCGAAGAAGAAAAGAATGAGAAAGCGTACAAAGTTCACGATCTTGTCCATCTTCAATCTGACTTGGTACGCTGTTGTGGTTCTGATTTTGAACGCCTGCGGTCACACAGTTGACACAGAATTGACGGTCGGCTGGTTTGCGGCTTGGACTGCTGAACTTGCCATTCTGTACGGCATTAAGGTCAAGTCAAAAGAAACCTCAGACGAGGACGCTCAGGGGTGAGAAAATGCAAGTGCTGAAAGAAATCACGCTCGACAAGGTTATCAATTTCTATGAGGGTCAAGTCGTTCACGACAAAAAGCAGCTCATTGAATGGGACGATCATCGCCGTACTCCACTCTATGAGCTGAAAGAACGAACACTGGCTCAGGACAAGATGATCTTGGGTGCGCTGAAATGCGCCAGAGCGAACGGGTATTCCGGCGAAGAATAAAAGAAGACACTCCCTACCAATTAAGGTAAGGAGTGTCTTTTGGTTTGAACGAACACCGTTCCCCACACAATGTAGGGTTCGGATATGCGCTCAATGGTACACTCAGACTCCCCAAAATCGAACCCTGTCGCTTCTTCGGCGGCGGGGTTCTTTTCTACCCGGAAAGTCTTGGTTTTGCAAGAGGTTAGGTTATATGCGGTAGTGATTTTATACCCGTCAGGTTCGTCCCACACTGTAACGGAGTTGACGAGCAAATCAATGAGCCGTCTGCGGAAGTTTTCGTCTTCGATGTTCCCGTATTTGAACTGACTCAACCAGAATACGATTTGGTCACGATCAATTCGGTAGACGAATTTTTCCTCAGCTTTGATCTCTTTGTTGAGGGTTTTCTTTTCATGTTCGAGCTGGACAAGGCGGTTCATCAATGTTTCAGAAGCAATACCCTTTTCGATGGCGGCGGTGATATTCGTGATTGACTTTTCGACCTCTGACAGTTGAGCGGTCAACTGCGGAATGTGCGTGTCGTTTATCAAATCCTGTTCGCTCTGTCGGATTGCCATGTCTGCAATTTCATCAATGAGCTGATCGGTCAAAAGGTTAAGAGCGTCACGGGCTACTATCCCTTCGATGTAATCTTTTTTCAAAGGCCGCTTGTCACACCCAAGTTTCCTCTTTTTCGTGTAGCAGGAATAGTAGTGGTAGACCTTGCCGTGTCTACCGGCTCCGCTTTCACCGTTCATAGAAGCCCCACAATGACCACAGAACAGCTTTCCAGACAAGAGGTAATCTACCTTAGCCTTGCCCCTTGCTGGGGCTGTGGCGGTCTTAGAAAGCCGCCGCTGTACCGTTTCAAACAGCTCCTTGTCAATGATGGCGGGAATACCATTTTCAATGACAATATCTTTGTAGGTGTAAGTGCCGATGTAGCGAGTATTACGGAACATGGCCTTAAAGCTGCTACGGTTGAACTCCGTATTTTTGGCAGTCTTATATCCGGCAGAGTTAAACTTTCGGCAAATGGCAGCAACACTTTCACCATTGGCGTAAAGAGAGAACGCTTCTTGAACGATGTGGGCGGTATCAGGGTCAACAACCAGCTTATGATTTTCTACCTTGTATCCGAGGGGGATATGACCACCTACGCTGTGGCACTTCAAGGCAGACTCACGCATACCTCTCGTGACCTTCTGTGACAGCTCGGCAGAGAAAAATTCAGCCATACCCTCTAACACAGATTCCAAGATGATACTCTCAGGGCTGTCGGTGAGGTGTTCTGTGGCGGAGAGGACTTTCACGCCGTTCTTCCGCAGACGCATTTTCATAATCGCACTGTCATTTCGGTTACGAGCAAAACGGTCGAGCTTCCAGACGATGACATATTCCCAATTCTGCTTTGCACTATCCGAAATCATTTCCATGAGGTGAACCCGCTTTTCCACATCTTTACGAGCGGTCGTTGCTCGATCAACATAGATTGCCACAATGCGGTAGTGATTTGCTTTGCAGAAGGTACGGCAGTCACGAAGCTGCCCTTCAATGGATTGGTCACTTTGGCCTGTGGAGCTATACCGAAGGTAGATAGCAACATTTTGATCTCCATTGTAGAGTGTATATGGGTCTTCCTGAAATTGAGAGATTTCTTCCTCTGTCAGACAGGAGAGGTCGATTGGAAATTTTTTCATGCAAATCTCCTTTTTAACTCCATGACTCTACCGACAAAGCGCAATCGTCCAATTTCAACACCACCAAAAACACGGGGAGGATAGTGTGGATTAAAAGAGCGAAGGGTCACAGTATCTTCATCAATACTGATTTTCTTAACAAATCCTTCTTCGTCATCAACAATGACAACCATAAGAGTATCTGTTTCAGGAGGTGTGTCCTTTTTAACCAGCACTAAATCGTGATCGTCTAAGACTGGCGACATACTATCTCCGTCCACTTGCAACCAGAAACAATCGTCACAGTCATATTCGGGGTCAACCTGTTCATATCCCAATGCTTCTTGCTGAGCGATGACACCTTTTCCTGCGGACGCATGACCGAAAATAGGTCGTTTGCAATTTTTTTCATAAGGTTCTGTGGTCAAACCAACAGAGGACAAGTGAAAGAGAGGGTCGTCAGTTTCGCCTTTCAAATACTCAGCCGTTGTTCCAAGATTGATAGCGAGAGTTTTCAAATCTTCATCTGAAATCATGCGGTCAGGCTTTTTATCTACATCATTCAAATAATACTTGGGACGGTCGATAAGTTTGCAAATATAGGTGACGCTTTTCCCTTGTTGTTTGGCTAAATCTCTAATACGGCTTGTATTCATAAATACCTCCTTCAAAAATATCCTACTTTTTTAGGATTTTCTATTGACAATCCTACAAAGGTAGGATATACTTTGGATTGTGAACAAGAGATTTTGACAACAAAAACCCGCCCCCCGAAAGGTCTTCTTTTTTCGGCGGTTGCTGTGGTCAATGGTTTAATTGTCTGGCAAGTAAATTGTACCATTACGCCCACTGGTTGTCAATAAATATTGTTCTCAATTCAAAGAAAGGAGAGGTTTTGTGAAAGAGCGTGAGAAAATTCGCTATCGCCTGAGCATCAATCACCTGTCGTTTGCATGGCTGATTGATATGCTCCGAAAGCGGGGTATTGAAACGAACGGCCCTGTCCTGAGTGCAATTCTCGCAGGGACTCGTAACGGCCCTTCTGTGGACAAGATCATCGCTGAGTCTATCGACATTCTGGACTGGTACGAGCGGCAGATCGGCGGTGTGTCATGAGCGACAGTGCATTTGCCCCGGAAGTGCGAGGACAGGCCAAAGCGTTCAGCTCACTCCTTGCTCGATCTGTCCGAGAGTTTTTCAAGGACGAAGGGAACCGCAAGCAGTTCGAGAGCTGGTACGAGCAGAAGTACGGAACACCGTATCAATGGAAACCTATGGTTTGGAGGAACAGATAATGAAAAAGGTATTTGGAGTATTGGCATTTCTCTCGTTTTTCTACCTGTTGGGTGTGGTTGGTGCGGTAGAGCAAGACACGATGGCTCTCGGTACAGGCATGGTGCGTATGGGTATCGGCCTTGGCTGCTTCTGGCTGTTCTGTGAGCTGTCTGGTGCGTTTTATCCTGCCCCGCCGAGAAAAAGAAAAAGCCGCTGACGGAACTGGTACTTCCATCAACGGCAAGCGTAAAAGCTCAATCTGATTATATCAGAACCTATCATTTTGTAAAGGAGAATTTTATGAATAGCACGATTGCGAAACTCGCTGACGAGTTCGAGAAGATGGAGAAAACCATCGCTTCTCAGAAGAAGATGATCGAAACCCTCATGCCTACGGGCTATGTCGATACCGATACCGTCAAACTTCACCTCAACTCCGTATATGGTGTCATGTTCGGCGGTCGCCCTTCCCCGAAGCGCTGTAAGTTGGAGGACTGTTCTTGGGACGAGATCAATATGTATTCCTCCTTCGGTCTTGCTGACAAGATGTTCGAGGTCGGTGACACCAAGAAATTCCGTCTGGCTGATGGCTCCTACCTGACTGCCCGTATCATCGGGTTCAACCATGACTACGCTGAGGACGGTAGTCTGACCCATATCACCTTTGAAACCGTGGAAACCCTTGACGGTGACATTCCCATGAATGAGAAATCTACCAACGAGGGCGGCTGGGACGCTTCTTATCTCCGTGCCAAGCTCAACGGCAACTTCTTCGAGAAGCAACTTCCCGCTGATCTGAAAGCGGTCATCAAGCCCGTGGTGAAGATCACCGCAAAGAGCGGCAAAAACGAAATGCTGGTTCCTTCCGTTGACAAGCTGTTCGTTCTTTCTGAGCAGGAGGTCTTCGGTCGCAAGATTTATTCCTGCGGTGGTGAGGGTAAGTGGTACGAGTGGTACAAGCGGGAGAATACGCCCTATGGCAAGTGCAAGCAGAATGGTGAGAGGGATTGGAGATGGGAGCGTTCTCCTTTTTCCGGCGACACCACCAGCTTCTGTTTTGTGTACAGCGCCGGCGGCGCCGACTTTTACAGCGCCAGCAACTCCTCTGGCGTGTCCTTCGGCTTCTGCATTTGATCGGGTATCTCGTAAATCCCGCCCCGTTAGGGGCGGTGAAAGGAGTGAAAACATGAATGTCAATCGCAAGGTTGGCACTGGTTTTGAAAGAGACTTATGCCTGAGCCTGTCGAGGTGTGGCTTTTGGGCGCACAATCTCGCTCAGAACAGTCAAGGTCAGCCGTTCGATGTGATTGCGGCTCGAAACGGTGTCAGCTATCCCATTGACTGTAAGGATTGTTCCAAGAACATTTTCAAGATGGAGCGTATTGAAGAAAACCAGTTTTCCGCTATGACGCTCTGGAAGGAAACCGGGAATGGAGAGGGCTGGTTTGCAATTAGGTTGATAACCGGTGAAGTTCGATTTATCTCCTTCTCTACGCTTTTGGAATTGTCCGTTTTGAGAACTGTGCTATCTGCCAACGATATTAGGCGATACGGTATCACACTCGGAGAGTGGGTGTCCCAATGCAAGTAACTGTTGGCAATCAGCTCCGAATTGAAAACCCATCTGAGCAGTTGCTTACATGGTGCAAGAAGCAGCTTATCCTTCCCAATCCTGAGTACGCCAAGAAAGTTCGTATGCACTTTTGGGTTGGCAACACACCTGAGAAGTTGTACCTGTTCCAATGGGACGGCGACACACTGGTTCTCCCCTACGGGTGCTTGAACGATGTGTTGGCGATGGACGATTGCCACATGAAGGTCAATCTTCCTACACCGACCGAGGTGGACTTCGGTTGCACCATTCCGCTCTATGATTATCAAGTGGAAGCCAAGGAAGCCCTGATAACTGCCTACTACGGTATTCTTCAAGCCCCTGCGGGGTGCGGTAAGACACAGATTGGAATTGCTGTTGCAGCAGATACAGGTCGAAGGACACTCTGGCTGACCCATACACGGGATTTGCTCGTACAGAGCAAAAGCCGAGCGGAGCAGTACATGAGTCCTTCTCTGACTGGTACGATCACCGAAGGTAGGGTTCAAATCGGCAAGGCAATCACCTTCGCAACGGTACAGACTATGTGCAACCTCGATCTGAGTCAATACCGTGATGTTTGGGATTGTATCATCGTGGACGAGTGTCACCGTGTAGCCGGAACTCCGACCGCTATGACGCAGTTCTCAAAGGTGCTGAACGCTCTGGCAGCTCGGCACAAGTACGGCCTATCCGCTACGGTTCATAGGGCAGACGGTATGATTGCCGCCACCTACGCTCTGCTGGGTGGGATTGCCTATCAAGTGCTGGAGGAAGCGGTGAAAGATAAGATCATGACCGTCAGCGTTCTACCCCGTGCCACACATCAAGGACTTAGCCGTGAGTTTTTGGACACGGACGGTACGATCATCTATGCCAAGTTGGTCAATTTCCTCGCTGACCGTTATCCCCGAAATAACTTGATTGTCGCTGACCTCGTAGCAAACCGAGATCACTACAATCTCATTCTCTCCGACCGGCTGACGCACTTGGAAACCCTGATGAACCGTCTTCCGCCCGATCTGAGAAAACAGGCGGTCATGATTGATGGGAAGATGACCACGAAGAAAGCCAAGGCTCTCCGAGAACAGGCCATTGAGGAAATGCGGCAGGGGCGTAAACGGTATCTGTTCGCCACTTACTCTCTGGCAAAGGAGGGCTTGGATATTCCTCGGCTCGACCGTCTGTACCTGACTACGCCGCAGAAAGACTACGCTGTGATAACTCAGAGCATTGGTCGTATCGCTCGTACCTTCGAGGGAAAGGGAGAACCTATCGCCTATGATTATGTGGACGATGGTATCCAGTACCTCGTGAGAAGTTACAAGAAGCGGTGTACCACCTACCGGAAAGCGGGGTGCAAGTTCATTGACGGAGAGAACTGATATAAAGGTTCTCGTTGCCTGCGAGGAAAGTCAAGCTGTCTGTATTGCGTTTCGGCGTTTGGGGTATGAAGCCTACTCCTGTGACCTTCAGGAGTGTTCAGGTGGACACCCGGAATGGCACATTAAAGTGGACGCTCTACTGTTACTCGGACGGTATCTGGTTTTCAAAACCGAAGACGGAAAAGCTCATTATGTTGAGCGGTGGGATTTGATAATTGCTCACCCGCCTTGCACTTTCATGAGTAATGCGGGAGCGTGTCGAATGTATCCCCGTAAGGGTCAAATTGATAAAGCTCGATTCCAAAAGGCGATGGAAGCCAAAGCGTTTTTCCTTCGATTTCTAAATGCTGACTGTGATCGAGTGGCTATTGAGAACCCCCGCCCTCTCAAAATCGTTGAATTGCCAAAAGAAGATCAGCGAATACAGCCATATCAATTTGGCGACCCGTGGAGTAAACTCACCTATCTTTGGCTGAAAAATCTTCCGCCGTTGGTTTACACCAATGTTCTTACAGAATGGAAGCCCTTTGTTCCTGCCGGAACAGGCCGCAAGGCGGGGGGGGGACAGCTACGGGGCGAGGATACCTCACAATTCCAAAGCCCGTTCAAAAACATTCCCCGGTATTGCGAACGCTATGGCGCAACAATGGGGTGCAGTATTAGGAGGTGATACCGCTGAACCTTGAACCATTCATTTTCGACTGCGAGGTGTTTGCCTACGATTGGCTTTTTGTCTTCAAAAACAAGGTCACGGGGGAATACACCGAGATTTGGAATGACAATGAAGCGGTCGAACAGTTTATGACCCAAGAACCCCTGTTGGCAGGGTTCAACAATAAGCACTATGACCAATTCATTCTGAAAGCGGTTCTCTCTGGCTTTACGCCGGAGGAAATCAAGGCAGTCAACGATTTTATCATTGTTGGTGGTCACGAGGGCTGGGAGTACGTCCCTCTCCGTGACTGCGGGATTTTCTTCGATCAATATGATCTGATGGACGATTGCCAGATGGGGTTGTCCTTGAAAGCAATCGAAGCGCACCTCGGAATGGACATTCGTGAAACCACCGTTCCGTTCAACATCGACCGCCCTCTGACTGAGGACGAGAAGCAAGAGGTCGAGTTCTACTGCCGACACGATGTTGACGCAACCGACAGGCTGGACGATCTTCGTCAAGGCTACCTGTCCAGCAAGCTCACGCTGGGTCGTGAAAAGGGGCTGTATCCCGCAAAAGCCCTCTACATGACCAACGCCAAGCTGACCGCTGCTTACCTTGACGCAGAGCAGAAACCGCACTATGACGAGCGGGAATACCAGTATCCGCCGAAGCTGCTTCGTCAGTACATTCCGCAGGAAGTGTTCGACTTCTTCGAACGGTTGAAGGATAAGAGTATTCCTGACGAAGTGGTGTTCAAGGAAAAGCTCGATCTGATGGTAGGCGGCTGTCCTTGTACCATCGCCTACGGCGGTATTCACGGAGCTATCCCGTGTTACCGAGAGGAAGCCACGGAAACCCGCTCTATTCGCAACAAAGATGTTGCAAGCTACTACCCACACCAGATGACCTTGAACGGTTATTGTAGCCGAAATATTCCCTCCCCCGATGTGTATGCCGCCACCATTGAGCGGCGTGTTAAGGCAAAGAGGGCTGGTGATAAGGCTACGGCGAACGCTTTGAAGCTGGTACTGAACACCACCTACGGCGCTATGCTGAACCGCTACAACGACCTGTATGACCCGCTCATGGGGCGCTCGGTCTGTATCTCAGGCCAGTTGCAGTTGCTCGAAATGGCGGAACATCTTGTTCAGGACTGTCCCACTTTGAAGATCATTCAGCTCAACACCGATGGTATCATGGTCAGCCTTGATGACTGCGATGTTCCCGTGTATCAGGAAATCACGCAGGAGTGGCAGGACAGAACCGGCTTTGAGTTAGAGGAAGACCTTATCAAGATGATCTGTCAGAAAGATGTGAACAATTATGTCGAAGTTCCCTTCGAGGGCGACCCTAAAATCAAGGGCGGCGTTCTCGTTCGTGGAATTGCCCCAGCAGGAGCGTTCAACATCAACAACAACGCCTGTGTGGTTGCCAAGGCCGTCAAGGATTATCTGGCCTACAGTATCCCGGTCGAAGATACCATCATGAGCTGTGACCGCCTGCTGGACTTCCAGTTGGTCGCCAAGGCCGGGAGTAAGTATGGTGATGCTCTCCATGAGGTAGACGGTCAGATGGAGGTCGTACAGAAGGTCAACCGAGTATATGCCACGGAAGACCATCGGTGCGGAACCCTCTACAAAATCCACCTCGGCACTGGCAATCCCGTCAAGATTGCAGGACTCCCTGCAAAATGTGTCGTAGACAATGACAATCACCTGACGATTGATGTGGTTGACCGTGACTGGTATATCCGGCTGGCACGGCGTTATGTCCGAGATTTCCTCGGAGAGAAGCCACCTAAGCGAAACACCCGTAGAGTCAATTCCATTAAGAAAAAATTATTAGAAATGTTGGAGGTATAAATATGGCTACTACCAAGAAAGCCGCTGAGACTGCGACGGTGGATTATTCCACCATGAATGTGTTCCAGAAGTTGCAGCTTGCCCGTGTGCGCTTCCTCGAAGCTGGCGTGGACAAGAGCGGTAAGCACATGAAGCTCGAATATAAGTATTTCGAGCTGGCAGACATTGTTCCCAAGGCCGAGCAGATTTTCCTTGAAATCGGTCTGATGATGGTTCCGTCCATGTACGGCGACAAGGCGACCGCTCGTGTCTACAATGTCAATGACCGTGAGGACTTCATTGACTTCGTTGCACCGTACACTCCCATCACCCCCATCGTGTCCAACGCTGGTAATCAGGTCACAAACGAAATGCAGGCGACCGGCAGCTCCATCACCTACATTCGCCGCTACCTGTGGCAGCTCGTTCTTGACATTGTGGAGCATGACAGTATCGACAGCGGCGAGTTTGACACAACTCCCGCACCCGCTCCTACCGTCACGAAGAAGCCCCCTGTGACCACTGAACAGCGTCAGGAAATCAAGAAGGAACTGACCGGCGCTCCTGCTGGTGCGGCTACCGAGGAACAGGTCGGTACGCTGAAAAGTCTGCTGAAAAAGCTCATGGATATTGACGCAGAGCAGGAACAGTTCGTGCAAACCATCGCCATGAAGACCGAGGGCTTTTCCAAGATCGAAGCCGACAAGTGTGACGCTCTGATCGAGGGCGTGAACAATATGCTGGCTGGCTACGAAATGAAGGCGGCGAAGGAGGGCTAAGGCATGATTGAAATTGATTGCCGTAAGTGCGTCAATGCAGACTTGGAAGCGGATTGCTGTAAGCTCTACGGTAACAATCCTGATACTGCCGTTCGGGAATGTGCCGCTGATGAATTTGTGAATTATAAGGAGGTAGACAAAAATGGAATGGCTTGACGGTAACAAAATCCAGATTATCCCTCCCAAGCGTCCGAAGAAGCTGACCGGTACTCGCTTCGCCACTATCCTCGGTCTGAACCCGTGGTCTACACCGTTCGAGATTTGGTGCGAAGTGACCCGCACCTATCAGAAGCCTTTCGAGGACACGATCTACACCATCGCTGGTAAGACCATCGAGCCTAAGCAGGCTGAGTACATGAAGCAGACCTACTTCATGAGCAATCTGGTCACACCGACCGACATTTGGGGCAAAGACTACTTCCGTCAGACCTACGGTGACTTCTTTAGGGAAAGCCCCGTTCTCGGCGGTATGTGGGACTACTTGCTCTATGGCAAAGATGGTAAGCCCACCACCGTCCTCGAAATGAAGACTTCCAAGCGTGTCGAGGACTGGAAGGACGATATTCCTGAGTATTACGCTTTGCAGGCGGCGTTGTACGCTTACCTTCTCGGCGTGGACGAGGTTATCATGGTCGCTTCCTTCCTCGAACCCAAGGATTACGACAGTCCTGAGAAGTTCGTGTGCAGCGGCGAGAACACCATCACTCGCTCCTTCAAGGTGTCTGAGCGGTATCCTGACTTCGAGAAGAAGTATGTAAAGCCTGCCCTGAAATGGTGGAAGGACTTCGTTGAGAGCGGTATTTCTCCCGCCTTTGACGAGCGCAAGGACGCTGAAATCCTGAAAGCCCTTCGCACCAACAACCTGTCCCCCGAAACGGATATGGCGGCGCTGGTCAAGGAAGCCGAAGACCTGAAAGCTAAGCTGGACGCTCACGCCGCTGAGGTGGCTGAGGACGAGAAGCGGTACAAGGTCTTGACCGACATGATTAAGAAAGCCGCAATCGCTCAGTTCCGTGACGGTGACAAGAAGGTGTCTATCGCTGGTTCTGCCTATAATTGGGAGGTCAGCCGTACTTCCACCACGAAAATCGACAAGGACGCTATGAAAGCGGACGGTATTCTGGCGAAGTACACGACCACTGAGGACAGCTACCGCATTTCCCCGAAAGCCTTGAAAGAAGGTGCGTGAAGTGGCACAGAGTATGCAGAGATTGAGCAAAGATGATTTGCTCAAACTTCTCGACCAGTATGCCGATGACGATTTTGTTGGAGTTTTGTTCACAGCGGCTCGTGATATTCACTCCGACCAGTCCACTATCTTCGTATTCTATGACAAAGTAACGGAGGTTTAATTATGAAATTTTCCAAGTTTGTGAAGTCCCTCGCCCCTGATGGCGGCGCTATCTACGAGTACATGGACGAACGCTGGCTTGCTTCCCCGTCCGTACTCATGCTCATTCCCGATGGTATCCGCAGCGTGACCGGGTACAGCAACGAGAAAATGCCTGACGGCATTGGTCGCCTGATTTCTCAGGTTGGTTGCACCGAGTACGCCACGCTGGTCAAGGCGGTCATGCCTGAGCCGGACGGCGCAATCAAGGATTGTGTCCGTATCTTCGCCACGCAGGACAGCACCATGACCCTTCCCATCACCAATGATGACTGGTCGTTGATCGAGAAGTCTGACTTCTGCGAAATTCTGTACGCTTACGATCTGGAAAGCGACAAGAGCGTACCGAAAGCCCTGCTGGTCAAGCAGTACGCCAAGTACCCCGATGACGAAGACCAGTTGGTCGGTATCATCTTCCCCTACGAGTATGCAGAACAGCTCAATTTCCACACCATAAAAGAAGTATGAGCGTTTGTGGTGGTTGCCCCATCTATTACAATAAATATTTCGGTGTTTATTGTGGAGGTGGGTGCTTAGGTCAAAGCGATTGTGCCGAAAACCTAATAACTCTCGTTGCTAATATAGCAGACACTATTACAAGATCAAGAAAGGACGATAAAACAATGGCTAAAATCGGACTCACCGAGGGTTTCACCCTCATTCCCGAAGGTACTCATGTCTTTCAGATTACCGATGTGAAGTACAAGGAGGACTTCGGCAAGCTGGAAGTCTATATGCAGACGCAGACCGGCAGTAAGCACATCGAGCGCTTCTCTCTGCTGAAATCCGATGGCTCTCCCAACGAGGGTGCATACAACGCTTTCAGCTACTTCGCCAAGACTGCCCTCGGCAATTTCGACCTGACCGAGATCGACCACACTGACCTGATTGGTCACTTCATCGAGTGCGATGTAGAACATGATGTTCAGGAGAACAAGAAGAAGCCCGGACAGAGCATTACCTTCGTCCGTTTGGCGGATAAACGCCCCTCTGAGGGCTGGGGCGGCGCTGGCAATACGGTTACTGCCCCTGCTGTTAAAACCGCTCCTGCGGCTTCTCAGGCCGCTCCTAAGACCCCGATGGATTTGGCAGCTCTCCTTGGCTGATACCGAGTGCGAGGGAGGGCTAATTTGAAAGGCTCTCCCTCGCCAATGGTATGTTGAAAACTATGTTGAAAGTGAGGATAAGCTACAATGGCAGAAGCCTATATTTGTTCGCTCTCCAAGGTTCAGCGCCACGCTGAAATCTGCAAGGAGATCAACGATCTCTATGAGCGCAAGAACCATGACTACGGTGACAGCTTCCACCAGACCTTCGTTGAAGAAGGAATGGCGATGGCTCGTATCCGGTTGGGAGATAAGTTTAGCCGCTTCAAAACCCTCTCCCGTAGCGGTGAGCAGAAGGTCAATGACGAGTCTATCCGAGACACCCTGATTGACCTCGCTAACTACGCCATTATGACGGTGGTGGAAATGGAGGTCGCTGACGATGACACTGAATGATTATCAGAAAGCCGCCGAGCGTACTTCCGGCGACCTGACTTCATGGGATAAGGTTCGCAACGGCTGTTACGGTTTGAACGGCGAAGCCGGAGAGTGCATTGACATTCTGAAAAAGACCGAGTTTCAGGGTCATGCTTTCGACCCGATGAAGATGGTTGACGAGCTGGGCGATGTTCTCTGGTATGTCGCACAGTTGGCGACCGGCTTGGGTGTGACCCTTGAATATGTGGCACAGCACAATGTCGATAAGCTGCTGGCTCGTTATCCTGACGGGTTCGACAGCGAAAAAAGTATCCATAGAAAGGAGTACGAAAATGCCTGACTGCTTCTCTAAGTCCGAAGTGACTGATTTCATGAACTTCATGAAGCTGCCTGACGGAACCTCTGTTGTTTCCGATGACATGATGGAGTACCTGATGGCTTACGGCTTCTTCACCGCCCCTGCTTCCACCAAGTACCACGGCAATTACGAGGGCGGTCTTCTGAACCACTCCCGCATGGTCACGGAGTACCTTCTGGCACTCACTCAGGCCAATCACCTGATCTGGCGCAAGGCTCGTTCTCCCTTCATCGTGGGTATGTTCCATGACCTGTGCAAGATCGACCAATACCGCCACCCGGTAACGGGCCACATTGAAGAATTTAATGGTGGTTGTACGCCAATCTATGATGAACAGGCGTGGGAGTATAACCCCGACACCCTTCTGAAAGGTCACGGCGATAAGTCCGTCATGCTTCTCTCTCAGTTCTACACACTGACTGATGAAGAAATTATGTGTATTCGCTACCACATGGGCGCTTTCACTGACAAGTCCGAGTGGAATGACTACACCAGAGCAGTCAGCCAGTACCCGAATGTGCTGTGGACACACCAAGCCGATATGCTGGCAAGCCATGTTGCGGGGGTGTGAAGTATGTATATTCCAACAGTTTCTTTCGATTTCGATGGTGTAATTCATTCCTACCGAAGCGGGTGGAAGGGTGCCGCTGTTATCCCCGACCCTCCCGTAGAAGGGATTAAAGAGGTCATTGAACAACTCATAAGCGATGGTTTATGTGTGGTCATCTGTTCTTCTCGTGCGGAGTCCTTTGAGGGGCAGACGGCGATTGCTGAATGGTTGAAACACTACGGATTTCCTATGGTGCAAATTCAAGCAAGAAAAGTTCCCTCCATCGTTCATGTCGATGACCGTACAATCTGTTTCGATGGCAGAGCAAACAACCTCTACGAACAGATTATCAACTTCAAACCTTGGTATGAAAGGGAGTCTGAAAGTGAAAATCATTGAACCTTCTGTGGAGCTTATCAATGCTCCCGATTATAAGACCCTTCTGACCACCATCGAAGCTGCTGGGCGTACTTGTTACAAATCCGAGGACAAAATCACGGATGGAAGCGCAGAGAAGTTCGTCCGGGGCATTATCAAGCGGGGTCACGAAGCTGTCATTGAGCATGGCTCTCTTACTGTTCGCTTCGTCTGCGACCGGGGCGTGAGCCATGAGATTGTCCGTCACCGTCTGGCTGCGTTCTGTCAGGAGTCTACTCGATACTGCAATTACGGCAAAGAGGGCTTCGGTGGCGAGATCACCGTCATTCGTCCCTCGACCTTCGCCAAGACCGACTCGACCTACCACATCTGGAAGCGGTCGTGCGAAAACGCCGAGGTTGCCTATTTCGATCTGCTGAACGAGGGTTGCACCCCGCAGGAAGCTCGATCTGTCCTTCCGAACAGTTTGAAAACCGAGGTGGTCATGACCGCTGATCTCAGAGAATGGCGGCATTTCTGCCGTATGCGCTGTCCCGTAGCGGCTCACCCTGATATGCGGGTCGTTGCCAATATGCTCCTGACCCTGCTGAAACAGACCTATCCCGTCTTCTTCGAGGACATTGAGGTATGAGGATTAAGAAAGCTGGCGGTAAGGTGTTCGGTGCGGTCTTAACTGCCGCCGAGAAGAAAGCGATGGACATGGAAATCAATCGTCAGATTGTGGAAGCCGACAGGCGCTACGCCGATGACATTGACGCTATGGTGCTTTATACCCTCCATGTTCACCTTGGTTTCGGCAAGAAGCGCCTGCGGAAGTTCTATGACGCTTTCTCCGCCGAGCATGACCGCATTATCCAGTATTATCAAATGCCGGACGATTACACATGGCTCTGCAAAGAAATGTTGAAGCGTATCGGCGTTGATGTTGAAGCATGGAACAAAGAAAGGAAAGAACCCGATGAAACTGAAAAGCATTAACGGTAAAGTGCCGTACATCATGGCTGCTGGAAAGGACTTCGTGAAAGATGAAATGTCGCTGGCGGCGGCAGAGCAGATTTGTTCCCGTGGAACACAGACCGCCAGCAAGCTCTTTCCCGATTTCCCCATCTGCGTAGATGACAAGTTCTATTTTGCTGGAACCTCGACAAAGCCCAAGTCCAGCAGGGCCAAGACTCCTTGCGAGGGCTGAGATTTTCGATCTTCCTGTGGCTCGTTACCGTTATCGCTGTCCTCTGTCTGAAATTACCCACGGTTGAGGTCGAAGAACCTTCTCCCGTTGTCGAGGTGGTAGAGGTAGTCACCCCGGAGCCAGAGCCGGAGGTGACACCTCAGCCGTGGACAGACGAGGAAGTGATTGTACTGGCGAAAATGCTATGGGGAGAAGCCAGAGGGGTCAGCTCTGACGCTGAGAAAGCCGCTTGTGTGTGGTGTGCGCTCAATCGTGTCGATCATGGCTACGGCGACATTATAACGGTCGTGACTACACCTAAACAATTCGTAGGGTACAACGAGGAAAACCCGGTCGATGATGGTTTGATTACTCTCTGTATAGATGTACTGACCCGCTGGTATGCAGAGAGAGAAGGTCAGGTTGAGGTCGGTCGTGTCCTCCCTGCGGACTACCTGTGGTTCTCTGGCGATGGCGAGAGAAACCACTTCCGCAACGCCTACCGTGGCGGCGATAGATGGGGCTGGTCTTTACCGAGTCCGTATGAAAGCTGAGGTAAGCCTATGAGCTATTTGAATATACCCGCTGAACTTCGAGGGGAAAAGGCATGGGTCAATGTATGGGACGGGTCAAAGGTTCCTATGCAGGCCACCGTGAGAAAGGCGGCTTCTTCCTCTAATCCTAATACATGGTCAAATTACATTGACGCTGAACACAATGTCCAGCACGGCTACTATGACGGTCTTGGCTATGTGTTTCACGATACAGGGGTTGTAGGTATCGACATTGACGATGGCTTTACTGATGGACTTCTGAACCCGCTGGCGGCTGACATTATAGCTCGTTGCCACTCCTACACGGAAAAGTCCAGAAGCGGGAGAGGGGTTCACATTCTCGTTCGTGGAGAGCTGCCCTTCAAGGGCAAGAACAACCGTGCTGCTGTGGAGATTTACAAGAGCAATCGGTACTTCATCATGACCGGCGAGGTTTTGATCTTCTCCGAGATCGTTGAAAACCAGTCAGCGATTGACTATGTGATCGAGAAATATTTTCCAGACACACCGAAGGAAAGTAGCTCAGGTACGGTTTCCCCTCAGCGTATCTATTCCCCCATTTACCGCCACCCTGAAAACGGCAAGCTGCATTTGAAGCCTGAATACCCGCCCATTACACAGGGAAGCCGGAACCTCAGCCTGACTTCTCTGGCGGGTCAGCTCCACAACCAAGGTTACACCAAAGCAGAGATTTACAAAGAGCTGTTGTACGCCAACTCCCAAGCCTGCAAACCCCCGCTTCCGCAGTCAGAAGTTGAGTTGATTGTCAACAGCGTGACCAGATACAGGAGGTAATTATGAAACCTTATCAGCGTGGCGATGTTGTTATCATTGATGTTCCCATGCTTGCCAACAGTCATATTCAGGCCGGTAAGCGTCCGTGGGTGGTTGTGCAAAACAATGTCGGCAATCAGTTTTCTTCCACCAGCATTGTCGTTCCCCTGACCACTAAAATCAAACGGCTCGAACTGCCGACTCATGTGGCTGTCACTTGGGGTTCTTTACAGCCGAGCATGGTTGAGTGTGAACAGGTGCGTGTCGTAGATGTGTCCGATGATTGGGAATACATCTGTACTCTGCCGCCTGAGATCATGCGTCATGTGGACACCGCTTTGAAGAACGCTTTCTTCTATGGGGGGGGTGTAGACAGTGGAGAGTGAGAAGAAAATCTGTCCGTTGTCAATGAGCTGCCCCAAAGACATTCCCCTCTGTCCCTGCCAGAAACAGCGTTGTGCATGGTGGGATGAAGACTCTCAGGACTGTGCCGCCGTGGTGCTGGCGAGAGCGATGAAGAAAAGGAAGTGAAACTATGGCTGATGAAATCACAACCGTCCCCGAAGAACAGGCTCTTTTCCAGCTCTCCAACGGTCGTTACATCATGGACGAAGCTCAGTCCAGAGTGATGTTTCAGATTAAGGAAGCACAGCCTGAGCATAGCCACCCGATCAGCGGTACGGGGTATTCGTGGGACGAGTCCGGCATGGCGGAGCTGTTCTCCGAGTGCTATAAGAATGATACCCGCTACTGCCCCGAAGCGAAAAGCTGGTTCACCTACTCCGAAGGTGCATGGCGCAAGGACACGGGTTCTCTGCTGGTAGCGGAGAAGATCAAGGAGTTCTGCCGCCTGATGGCTCTCTACTGCGGTGAGATTGCCAACGAAGAACGGCGTTCTGAGTACATGAAGTTCATCGTAAAGATGGGCGACCGGCGCTTCCGTGACCGGCTGATGAAGGACGCTGCCAGTGTGCTTCCTATCGCTTCGGCAGAGTTTGACGCAAACCCCTACCTTATCAACTGCAAGAACGGCACTTTCGACCTCGAAAAAATGGAGTTCCGGGAACATGACTGGAAAGACTTCCTGACTATGCAGACCAACTTCAACTATACCTTGCAGGACGCACGGTGTCGCCGCTGGGAGAAGTTCGTTGCAGAGGTTACTTGTAATGACGAAGACAAGGCTGACTATCTGCAAAAGGCGCTGGGGTACTCTATGCTGGGTATGGCGAACGAGGAATGTATGTTCATTCTCCATGGCAAGACCACTCGCAACGGCAAGTCCACCATGCTCTCGGCAATTCACCACCTTCTCGGTGATTATGCTTCTGTATCCCCCGTGTCGATCATCTGCAAGGCAGAGCGCTCGAAGAACGCCGAAGCAGCGAACCCCATGCTGGCTTCCCTGAAAGGCAAGCGGTTCGTCACGATGGCGGAGAGCAACCAGTATGGCAAGCTGGACGAAGAAACGATCAAGCAGCTCACAGGCGGCGAGGAAATCAAGGCTCGGAACCTCTATGAAACTGCCACGACCTTCCTGCCGCAGTTCACCCTTTGGCTCTCCTGTAACGATCTCCCCACCGTCAGCGATAAGTCCCTGTTCGCTTCCGACCGTGTGCGGGTCATTGAGTTCAACCGCCATTTCACCGAAGCGGAACAGGACAAGAACCTGAAAAACGAGTTCCAGACACAGGAAGCTATGCAGGGTATTTTCGCTTGGCTGGTCGCTGGGTACTTCAAGTATAAGCGGTTCGGCCTGAAAATGTCCCCCGCCATGCGGAAGGTGGTCAATCAGTACGAGCGTGACAACGACTTGTGCCTGCAATTCCTTGAAGAACGCTGTGAGCAGGCCGAGGGAGTCAACACCCGCTCGAAGTCTCTGTTTGACGCTTACAAGATTTGGTGCAAGTCCAACGGGTACTTTGCCTGTTCCGCCAAACGGTTCAACGCTGACATGGAAACGCACCCTGAGTGGCATGGCGGCAAGGTCGTGTATCAGGGCTACCCCGTCTACAAGAACCTCAGACTGAAAGGAGCGTCCTAATGAACCGTTCATGTAATTCTATCCTCTGCCGCTTCGGTATCCACACAGCAGACCCGTATGTTCATATTCAGGTCAAGTGCCGTAATGGTTCTCACCGCTAGCAGAGCAATTATGAAGTCTGTAAGCGGTGTGGCAAGCGGCTGAGAAAAATCCGCATTGTAAAGGGGCGTCCGTGATGAAGTGGAAAAGGATTAAGTGTTTCCTGACTGGTGGACACCGCCTGTACGATAAGAACCTTCAAACCATTCATGACACAAATGGGTATCACTTCATTAACTACTGCGTGAAGTGCGGCAAGGTGTTCGCTGCGTTCATGGCGGAAGCCGAACTGAATGGCCTGATCGACCGAGATATTGAGCAGTTCAGAGTGGCGCATAAAGCTCGTCACTCACCTTCGCCCCGAAGAAATGTCCGTCAGTAATGCGACTGGGTGTACGGATTGGTCGGAGTCCATCAAGACCGCTCGTATCGAGATCATCAACCCTGCCTGCTATGGCGACCGCATTGTACCGTTCAACTTTGAAAAGACACTGGTGCATGAGCTGTTGCACCTGAAATTCTCTTTCTGGTGTCAGGACGAGTACAGCGTAGCTGATAGGCTTATGCACCAGTACATTGACGATCTCGCAAGAGCATTTACAGAGGTGAACAACGATGAATAATGACGCTGTGAGAGAACTTCTGAACGCCGTTGGTGCTTTGGCTGAAATGTCTCTGAATTTTTACAGGGCTTTAGTCAATGCTGGTGCGACCAAAGAAGAAGCCTTTGTGCTGTTGCAGTCGTTCATCTCTGCTACCATTCACGGCAGCAAGGAGGAAAGCGATGAAGACTGAGAGAAAGAACCTCCGCCGTATTTCCATCGTAGTCACGGCACAGACCAAGGGCAACCTTGAACGGCTGGCGGCGGTCTGCGGCTATTCGGAAATCGGTCGGGTGGTTGACAAACTCACCCGTGAGAAGATGATCTCCCTCCACGACTTTGAAAGAAAGGAGAAGCACTATGAATGATGTAATGGAGCAAATCAAAACGCTTTCTGCCACCTTGGACGAGGAAACCACCCGCTTTCACCCTACCGGCAAACTGCTGTTGCTGGGTTCCTACGAGAGCGTATTTCTGAAAGCGGTCAAGCGCAAGGCTGACCTGTTGGGTATTGACTGTGACCTCACTCAATACCCCTGCCCTCCGTACAAGGCCGTGGTAGTGGACAAAGAAACCGTCCCGTCTGACATTAAGCTCACCGCTGAGGTTGACATTGACCACTCCTACTCACAAGGAATGTCATCGGTGTCTCAGGCAATTTTGGCGCTCCTGCTGGCATTGGACTTAGTTCACGCTAAGGACATTACCATTGTAGGTCGAGGTCATGCCGTTCAGAACTTGGCAAAGTACCTCACCCTCGGTAACGCAACGGTGACGGTGGCGCACTCCAAAACCAAGAGTCTCTTGCAGGCCACAATGAACCGTGATGTGGTGATTTACGCCACACCGACTATCACGAAGGACATTTCCTACAACACCCGTGATCTGATCATCGACCTCGGCAACAGTGTTCCTCACCCTGACCGCTTCAACTGCCCCTATGTGAACAGGATTGGTCAGCTCACCGTGAGCGTGTTGCTCAACCGCTTTGCGAGAAAGGAGCATAGAGCATGAGTGACATTCTGACAACTATCGCCGCCGTTGAATGGATTGTTGTAGGCTGTCTATTCCTCTGGCGACTGCGCCACTGGAATCACCGCTTTTCGGAACTCTATGACGAGCTGCGAAAGGAGATCGACCATGAATAAGGAAGACGCTCACATTGTTATAGCGATGGCAAATCATAACATGAATGTTACCGATGTTGTTCGTGCTATTTTCACACACAGAAACACGGTTCTCTATCACTTGAACAAGGTGAAGCAGCAGACCGGGTTAGACCCTCGGCGGTTCTATGATTTGGTCGAGCTGGTGAAGATGGCTCAGGAGGTGTTGGAAAGTGAGTCTTGATATTACGATCATGGAACGCAAAGATGTCCGCTGCCCTCATTGTGGTGAGGTCATCAATACGGTAGATGTTGCCAGCACCGACAGCGGCGGTCGTGCGTGGTATGAGTTCTTGGAAAATATCGGGTACTGTGTTCCTTACGGCAAGCGTACCGAAGAAAAAGATTGGAACTGCTTGGACATGGTTCTTGACAACGAGCAGGCAAAGCAGCTTGCAGACTACGCCGTGAAGAAAGAAGTCTACAACTGGGATGGAGTGGAGAGCGTTGTAGCAACGGCACTTATGCACGAGAACAAGGTGGTTATCAACGCCAACTGGTAGTTAGGTGATAAAGGTGAGTGTTTTTGCAAAGACTTTTTTCAAATTGGCGTGTTTTGAAAAATTGTTTTTCGTATTTTAGGTGAGTTAGGTGAGTAATCAGGCATAAATGCCTATAACTCTCTCTTATACGCGCGTATATAGAAATAGTTATAGGGAAATGCACCCGATTACTCACCTTTATCACCTTGGCGACTTTGAAAGGAGAAAACGACTATGGCAGATGAAATTGTGAAAAAACGCACTCGGCCTGATCGTAAGGAAGCCATGAGCGTCCATACAGAGCCGGGTGACAATAGAAAATATCTGGAACATTCGATGGTCATGTTGGATTGGCCTGATGTGAATGTGAGAGAACCTGAACAGGTCAAAGAGCGTATGGGAATGTACTTTGCTCTATGCGCTCAGGACGATATGAAGCCCTCTGTTGCTGGTATGGCATTGGCTTTTGGAGTTGATAGAAAGACGATATGGGCATGGGCAAATGGGGTGGATAGTAAGACGCTACCCGCCGAAAGCCGTAACTTAATTAAAAAGGCGTATCAACTTTTGAACGCTCAGATGGAAAGTTATATGCAGAACGGAAAGATCAATCCGGTCGCCGGTATCTTCCTGATGAAGAACAACATGGGTTATGCAGACAAGCAGGAGGTCGTGTTGACACCCAACCAGCAGCTCGGAGAGCAGGTCCCTGCCGAGGATTTGGAGAAGAAGTATCTCGAAGATGTGGTGGGTGCGTCCAGCGACTATGACCCGGAAGACTGAGCGACTTTCACGACTTTTGCGACTATGGCTTACGACTATGCCGAGCAACTTTGCAACTTTCCGGCAAAGGTCTGCGACTTTGACAGAGCTGCCGATCTCTTCACGGGGTCGGCGGCTTTTCCTTTCCTCGGCTGATCGGCGGCGGGTTCCACCGGGGCGGCGTGGGCGCTGCCGGGGTTCCCACCCTGATTGGGGCGGCGTTTTTGGCCTTTATAATGTATAGTGCGGAAAAGTGTAGTTTTTCAGACGGCTGCAAGCGTCAATAAAAAACTTGATAAAATATCAATAAAACACTTGACAATCAATAAAACACTTGATATACTCTAATCATCAATAAAACACTTGATGCCAATTGATGAAGGGAGTTTTGATAATGTTAAGAACAAATAGCAAGAAAGCCGTCGAAAATATCCGGGCGTATATCGTGGATAATTTCACGCCGGAAGGGTACACGGACAACCCGCCGCAGGAGTTCCCCAAGATCACCGCTTTTGTCCTCGACACATTCAGAAGTGAAAAATATGGGTGTCCGCAAGATGTCCGCTATTATCACGGAAATGAAGCCGCTGCTTTTGCTGACTGGTGCGCCGGTCTGCCGTCTGTCCTCGATACCTGTTATTTTTATAACCGTTCTGCGGTTGACGATCTCGGCGCAATTCTCGAAGAAACAGAGCAGGAAAAAGCCCGGTACACCGAACAGCAGGCCGAACAGCTTTTAACAAGCCTGATTTACAGAGAATTACAGAAGGGAGAGCGGAAAGCATGAGAAAGTACAAATTAAAAGAGCTGCGGGAGCTTGTGCGGCTCGGAGTGGCTGAGAATTACACCAATAAGCCGAGCGAATATATTTACACGCTCCGCAGGCTCGAAAAAGTGGGCTATTCTACGGGCGTTTATGGTATCAATGGCGGATTGGTCGAAGATACCGAAACCGGGCAGTTATACGCCATTATTGGGCGTTGCTCTAATCTGTTTATTTTGTTTTAAGGGGGATTATATTATGATTAAGCGTGATAATTGTAAGAATTGCGTGAGCCGTTGCGAACACGCCGGGAAAGATCGGGAATTTGTTTATTCCGGTGAAAAGTCCTGCAAAGTGCTTTATACGCCTGAGAGAGTAACGAAAGCGGCGGTGGATTTTGTAGGGGCTATAAAGCTCATAGCCACCAAGCCGGACAACCTCGACAACCTCGAAAGCTATCTTTCTCACCATTTCCCGGAATGGGTCAGCAGATGGGCAAATAGCCCGGAAGACCTCGCCGCAGAGATGAAGGAATTTGCGAGAATGGAAATATAAAGGCGGTGGAAGCGTGTATGTTGTATTGTTAATTCTCCTGCTGCCGGTGCAAATCCTGATTGAAATTTTGAAATTGAATAAGTGAACGCCGCCCCGGTGCTATTCCGGGGCGGTTATTTTTTGCGCTTTTTCGGCCTGATTTAAGCGGCGTGAATGGGTGACGGGGGCGGGGGATATGCCAGCGGCATCAAGGGCGGGGTGAGCCGAAAAATACCCGCAAAAAATAAAAAGGTCAATTTCAAGAAAACGCTTGACAATAAAACACTTGATATGTATAATAAAGCCGAGGTGATAAACATGAGAGGTCGAGAAATCCTGAAAGAGATCATGGCTTCCAAGTCTCTTTCCAACGCTGAACTCGCAAAAAGACTCAATGTCTCTAACGCTACCATTTGGGAACGCTTGAATAACAAAAATGTCAAGGACATTCCCGTGTCCCTGCTGACCACCATGCTCAGAGCGATGGATTACAAGGTCATCGTTGTTCCTGCCAATACCCGTCTGCCGGACGGTGGATACGAGGTGGAGTGAACCATGAAATACTTCCTTGGTCGTGTGTCCAGCAAAGAACAGAACCTTGCTCGGCAGCTCAAGGTCGCTCGTGAGAAGTTCGATATTCCTGACGAGAATGTGTACTGCGACAAGATCACGGGAAGCAGCTTCGACCGTCCTCAGTACAATGCTCTGAAAGCCATTGTGCGGGAAGGTGATGAAGTCATCGTTAAGGAGTTCGACCGCTTTGGGCGCAATAAAGACGAAATGAAGCGAGAACTGGAATGGTTCAAGCAGAAGGGCGTGATCGTCCGTATCCTCGACATTCCGACCACGCTGATTGACTTCAAAGACCAGACATGGGTGCTGGAAATGGTCAACAACATTCTGATTGAAGTCCTCGGTGCTGTTGCCGAGCAGGAACGCAAGAAGACCAAACAGCGGCAGGCTGAGGGTATCGCCGCTATGCCGGTTGTCGATGGCAAGCGGGTGTCGGTGAAGACCGGCAGAGGGTTCGGCAGACCCGCTTCCGAGATTGATGACGAGCAGTTTGAAAAACTCGCTCAAAAACAAAAAGACGGTCTTATTACCGTAGCGGACTGCTGCCGGGAACTCGGCATTAGTCGGTCTACATGGTATGACCGGGCAAGAAAGGTTGGTTGATAATGGCGTACTATCAGTTTTCATTACCCATGACTACCAGCGAAAGCTATCAGCTTATCAAGACAGTCTGTGAACGGTCTTGCACCATCAAACAGGACTGTCCGAATGAGAGTATTGAGGTTCGAACAAGGTTCCGCATGGGGAAAGGTTCTCTCCCGTTTGTGTTTTATCTGAGGGAACTGGAAGACGGAACTGAAATCATGGTCAGTTCTGATAACGCAACGCTCACGGGAGCTTTGGTGGCGATGAACGGAAATAAGCCGGAAAGCGTTTGGGATTTGCCGGACAAAGAATGGAGTGATCTCATTGAGGATTTCCGAAAGGAATATCCCGCCTTCCCCTTGCAAGCTGGAAAGCCTGTTCCGGTCGCTGCTGAGCCTTGTGATGATGGCATGGGGCAGGAATCAATCAGCCGGGGCAAAAATGTATCTCTCGGTAGAGCGGCGGTTGGTGGTCTGATGTTTGGTAGCGCCGGTGCCGTGGTGGGTGGTTTGAGTGGCACAAAGAAGACCATGAGTCAATCCAGAAACATCTTCTCTGCTACTGTTCTTTTCCGAGTGCTTTATAGCAACGGAAGATTGATTGAAAGAACGGTTAAGAAAAACAGCCGGGAGTTTGCCGAGCTGATGGCAAAATCCAGATAATTGGCTTCTGCAAGGGCAGGAGTGACAGCCATAACGGGCTATCTGTGTAGAAATGCACGGGTAGCTCGTTTTTTTGTTGGAAAGGAAATGCACATGAATTATGAAAAACTCTCCGGCTCTATCCGAGCCGTGATCGACCGCCGACCGGGAGATAATGGGGCGTACAGCGACCTCTTTTCTCTGTGTCGAGAGTGGGAAACCGAGGATTTCTCGGCGGCACATACGGTGAACAAGGAATTGTTGGCACTCTCCGCCGATCAGGTAGTCCGTGGCGGCGGGGCGAAGTTCTATGAACAGTGGCGGCGGTGTCTTCTCTTTGAAGCGCCCCATGATTTTGACTCCTTCATGACCTACATTGAACTCGACCGCAAGCCGGAAAAGCGGTTTTATGCGCCCCGCAAGCACTATCTCAGGCCGATGGTGCAGGGGTTTCAAGATGTTTTGGACGGGAAACTGCGCCTTTTGACGATCTCCATGCCGAAACGAGCGGGTAAGTCACAAACAGGCATCAATTTTGTGAATATGCTCTCCGGGAAGTTCCCTGACCGCTCGACCCTGATGGAAGGGACAGGCGATGACCTTGTAAAGAGCTTTTACAATGGTTGTCTGGAATACCTGACAGTCCCTAACGAGTATCTGTTCTACGATGTATTCCCGGACGCACGGCTGATACAGACCAACGCTGACTCAAAAACGATAAATCTGAAAAGCAAGTCCCGTTTCCCCACCATCATGTGTCGTTCCATTGATGCTCGACAGGTGGGCTTGTCCGAAGCCACCAATGTCCTCTATCTCGATGACTGTGTGGAGGGTCGTGAAGAAGCGAAGAACCGCCAGCGGCTTGATGACAAGTGGGAAGTGATCTCCGGCGATATTATGGGTCGTGCTATTGAAGGTACGCCGATGGTCTTTACCGGCACTCGCTATTCCTTGTATGACCCCATCGGTCGTGTGCAGGAACACGCACAGCGAGAGGGCTGGGCTTGGAGAGCGATTGAGATACCCGCCCTCGATCTTGTGACGGACGAGAGCAATTATGAGTATGAACGGGAGGGCAAGAAGGTCTTTACCACCGCCTACTTCCGGGAGCAGCGGGAACTTCTGAGCGCAGAGCAGTTTGAGAGCGAGTTCCAGCAACAGCCCTTTGAAGCGAAGGGTCTGCTGTTCAACAAGGACGAGCTGAACTACTTCTTTGAGCTGCCGAAAGACCGTGACCCAGATACCATCATCGCCGTTGGCGATACGGCGGAAAGCGGCTCGGACTCAACTTCCATGCCGGTGGCGATGATATACGGCAATGCTGTGTATATCGTTGATGTGGTCTTTGATGACTCCCCCGCTGAGGTGACGAAGCCGGAATGTGCCAAGTGCCTGATCGAGAATAAGGTTGCTTCCGCCGTCTTTGAGTCCAACAACGCCGGTCAATATTATGCCAGAGATGTTGACCAGATCATTCGTGAGCGTGGGTACTCTGTTGGTATCCGCACGAAGCGCACGATCTCCAACAAGCAGACCCGTATCGAGTTCGCTTCCGACAACATCAAGAAGAACTTCTACTTCAAGCACCCCTCTACCTACAAGCGGGGCAGTCAGTATTGGAACTTCATGAAGGAAGTGACCACCTACACCCGCTCCGGCAAGGTTCCGCACGATGACGCTCCTGACTCCCTCTCCCTATTGGAGAACGAAATTCGTATGCTGTCCGGGGGCAAGGTGGAGGTCTTCAAGCGTCCCTACTGAAAGGTTGGTTTTGACAAATGCTGTGGCGAATGGTATGATTAAAGATTAAGTATTGACAACCATTGAACACAACGGTATACTTATAGTTAGAAACCAGCAGAAACCAACAAAACGGTATACGAATGAACAGATAACGATAGGGTGGAAAGGAGGTGCTGTAAGTGGGTGCGAGAGCGTTGTTTGGTCGCCGTGTGATCTATACCGATGTTGCCGAAATCAATGCCGGGAACATCATTGATGTTCTGCAAAAGGCTTTGTTCGTCCATCTGCAAAACAGCGCCGACATTGACTATCTCTATCGGTACTATCGTGGAGATCAGCCCGTGCTTTACCGAGAAAAGGAAGTACGGCCTGAAATCTGCAATAAGGTCGTTGA